TTTAATGGCGGCTGCAATGCTGGTCACACCATTTATCATAATGGGGTCAAGTTTGTGACACACCACATTCCAGCAGGTGTTTTCTTTGGAGTTAAGTCCATTATTGGCAGCGGTTGCGTTGTCAATCTGGAACAGTTCCACAGTGAAATTAAAATGCTGGAAGATGGCGGGATCAACACAAAAGGATTAATTTATATTGCGACTAATGCGCATATTATTACAAATGAGCATCTTGAGGAGGATCGTCGAGACACAAAGATTGGCACCACCAAGCGAGGCAATGGTCCAGCCTATCGCGACAAGTATGATCGATGCGGAATGACAGCCCATCGACACCCAGATCTGGTTGACAGTGAATATTTGATTGACATGTATGATGAGCTACACAACGGGGATGAGGCTGTAGTGCTCTGTGAGGGCGCTCAGGGCTTCGGATTAGATATTGACTGGGGAGACTACCCCTTTGTAACTTCGAGCCACTGTACGACCGCTGGAGCGCTTTTAAATGGCATCCCACCACAGTCCATCAGACGTGTTTTTGGTGTGGCAAAGGCATATGACACATATGTCGGATCCAAGAGGTTCCATGGCTACGGAGAAATTTTTGATAAGATTCAAGAAGAAGGTGCGGAGTTTGGTGCCACAACTGGCAGACCACGCCAGTGCAATTGGCTGAATATAGAAAACCTTCGAAGATCGATTGATATCAACGGTGTGACAGATCTTGTCATAAATAAGGTGGATATTCTGCGAAAGGTAGGAACTTGGGGGATTAAGACCGGACCAGTTACTATTAACTTTGATAGCGAAGATCGCTGGAAGTCTTATATTGAAAATAATTTTAATGTAGAAGCCGTCAATCTTACCTTTTCAGAGTCACCGGAGAGAATATGACGCTATATACTAAGAGAATACCTATATATGGAGATGGCTATGGAAGAGTTGATTACGTCCAACATGTTGGTACTGATCTCACTGTGGTCAATAGCGCTCGCGTATCATTTGGGAAAGAACAGGCCATTTTAAATGAAAGAGATAAGAAACTTATTAATTACCTCATACGGCACAGGCATACTTCCACGTTGGAGCACTGTCTTATTACTTACCGTTTTATCGTACCTTTGTTTGTGCGTTCTCAGCACCACCGTCACAGAACTTGGTCTTATAATGAAATTTCTCGAAGGTACACGGACGTAAACATTAAATTTTACGAGCCACAGTCGTTCCGTACGCAGCACAAGAGCAACCGTCAAGCATCGAATGCCGATGAACTAATCGATCCTATTATGACGGTCGAAACAGAAGTTTCATCGGAGCCACGCAAGATAAAAGCATCAGAACTTATAAGCATGCACCATTTAGATTCATTGAAACTATATGATGATCTAATGGATGCTGGAGTTTGTCGAGAACAAGCACGCGGAGTTTTACCGCAGAACCTATATACAGAGTATTATGGAACCACTAATCTTAATAATTTGCTCAAATTCATTGACCTACGAACACATGTGGGAGCGCAATGGGAAATCCAGAAAGTCGCTGAAGCATGTCTGGAGATCGCTACGGATCTGTTTCCAGAAACTGTGGGCGCGTATCGTAAGATTAGGAGTGAGCAGTGATTCTGAAAACTTGCTCGAAATGTAAAGAGCGAAAGCCGCATTCGGAGTTTTATAGGAACAACAGAAATAAAGACGGTCTTCAATGTAGATGCAAAGAATGTCATAATAAGCAAACACAACAATACAAAAAACAAAACCCTGAAAAGTTCAGGGAATACCGTAAACAATACTACAAAGAAAACGCTGAAAAGTTCAGGGAATACCATAAACAATACTACAAAGAAAACGCTGAAAAGATCAAGCAACGCAAAAAGCAATACCGCAAAAATCAGCCGGCAGCGGTTTACAAAATCGAGAATACTAAAACTGGACAGGTATATATTGGACAATCAACCATGTATAAGGACCGTTTGATCCAACACAAGTCCAAACTCCGCTGCAACAAGCACCCGGTCCCCAAACTCCAAGAAGACTACAACAAATACGGACTTGACGCTTTTGAGTTCGACATAATCAAGGAGTTTCCTCCCGATACAACATCTGATGTTCTTTTGAAGGAGGAGATAAAAATGATTACTGAGTATAACCAGCGTGGCGAGAATCTTTATAATATAAGGGAGAGTGAAGAATGATTCAGGGAAGCAAAGAATTAACAAGAAAGATACTTCTTTCTGAAAACTTGTTTCACGAAGACAGAGATATTGCTTTACAAAGCGTAATTAAAATAATTGCGGAACACTTTGGGGTATCTGTGAAGGATGTTGAATGGCGCGACTTCCGAAAACCCGGTTGGCACGTTGATCCTCCCGGTAGATTTTATATCAAAGGAAAACCGTTGAAAATGCATATGATTGTTACTTGGGATAAGGAGAACGAAGAATGATTGAGTGGAAAGAAACTAATGGCGACTTTACCGCTGTGTGCTCCTACGATACACTCACAGAATCTTACACAGTTGAGGTCGCACATTCAGACGGCAGGCAAGATAGTGTAACTTGGGTTCGGATGGGTTATGAACCCAGATTTGGAATGGACGATCAGGACGCCCAAAGATCAATCCGTGAATCTGAGAAGATTTGTGTTAGAATGGAGAACGAAGAATGAATAAAGAACAACAAGCCTATCAACATGCTAAAGATTGGTGGTATGTCTTTGCTGGCATCTTCATCGGAGCAATCCCAGCTTTCATCTTGGGGTTTGAGTTAACAAGATAGGGAGAACGAAGAATGAATCTTGAAGCCATATGGTGTCAAAAAGATTACGACATTCCAATAAAAATTATTGCCTATTTAGGAAATAGGAACGGAGAACATTGGTGGCTTGTTGAGAACTCAGAAGGCCGAACAGGCATACCAGAGTCTCAAATAGCATTTAGGAGAGAAGAAAATGAGCGGTGAATGGGTAGACGAACATTGGAATAATATATTTTCCTCATTGGCGCTTCGAACCTCGCTAACGGAAGCGTTGGATTGGGAGCAGGACGTATCAGATTATTTATTTGATTGCTGGGCGGATAACCTGCTTCAGTTCCCGATGATGGAGAGGTCAATGGCTATCACACTTATGGCTAGTTATCTGCCAGAGGACTACGGATATCTAAATGATAAACTGGTCAATTGGCTGCAGATGAACTATCGCGTTGGTGAGGATGAGTCAGAAGCAATGATCCATTAAAGACTTGACAAATATGATTCATTATAGTAGAATAATTATTGGAAGCACTTTGTCTGCTTTGATATTTGCTTTCAATAATAACATACCGATATTTTATTCTGACTACAAGCGACCATTTGATCTAGATTATGTAAAGCCAGATATGGATTTAAATTTTCTTGGAATGACAAACGAGACAAAAGTTTTAAAAAGTTTTGATTGCGAAAGAAAAGTCGGAATACAAAAAAATATTTTATGGGAGAGATTGCTGTTTCTCTTGTCTATGGGTGGCAAAGCACCACTGTCCGGGCTATGTCGTTCAATGCGATACGATGGCAAGACGCTGGTATTCACTGATGAATACTCCAGAATAGGCGAGATCTCTTTCGACAAATGTTATTATTTTGGCGATGACAACTGCCGCAACGTTGTAAGACAGACAAGCGAACCAAAAAGATATTTGTGTCACGATTGGATCGCTTTTAATATCGGAGGTAAGCACGAATATGATTATATTGAGACAAGCGACGATTTCGTCAACAAGATACTTTTCTACATTTCCACCAGACGCAGGGGCAATTTTAATATTAAAGATGCTTGCGTTGTATCCTTGTTAAGCAAGGAACAAATAACCGATTTCGATTACTCAGAAACGATGGCCAGATTTAAGACTGTCCACGAAATGGAAAGCAGAGGTATGAAGGGCAGAGTATCTGATCGCGATGCAGATGGCAATCCCATCAAATATAAAAAATTTAAAACTTCATACATGAAGCGTGAGATATTCCCGCTCGGTTTAGAATGTAAGCCATCCGATGAAAAAATTATAATTATGAAAGACGAGTTTGAGGCGAAAGACCTTATAAGAGATAATGATTTTGTAAAAACAGTGAGGAAGTTGTTTTGATTAGTACACATTTGGCAGGGATAATCCCCGTAGCAAATTTAAAAACTGATTACGATATACCAACCCCACCTTATTTATTGCCGATAGAAACTGGCTTTACCTGCATCCAGAGAGCCGTACACGAATGTGCGGTTGCTGGATGTAATAGTATATGGATCGTGGCAAACCAAGATATGGCACCGATTGTCCGCAAGGTAGTAGGAGAATGGACGTATGACCCAGTACACTATCACAATACACTAGCAGGTAAGTTTGTTAAGGAATACAGAAAGGAAATACCTATTTACTATACGGGAATCAGAGACAAGGATCGAGACAGAAGAGACTCTTACGGTTGGTCCGTGCTGCACGGCATACACTCAGC